CCCGTGAATGGATTGAAAACTATTTCGTCCAAGCAATGTTCTATGGTATGGCACTCTATGAGATGACCGGTATCAAAATTAAGAAACTGGTTATTATAATGGCATGTGAAAATGGAGAATGTGTTGTCTATGAAGAATATGATCTTAAAAAATATATGAAACTTGTTGTTGAGTATATCAAAAAATTTGTGGACGATAGACTCGAACTGATATCTGCTTGACTAATTGATTATTTTATCTTATAATGCATATTATTAAAATTAAATTATGACAAACATACTAGAGACATTTCTAGAAATTAATATAGAAGATATGGAACCAACAGAAACAAACAAAGAGTTAGAACAAGCTATAGAAGATAAGTTTCTTACACCTTCTAAGTTTTCTTTAGAAATTGAAAAAATAGTTGCAGAAGAAAATTGCAATTATATTGATGCTATTTGTCATTATTGTGAAATTAATAGTATCGAAGTAGAATCAGTCACTAAGTTAATCTCTAAACCTCTTAAAGAGAGATTAAAATATGATGCGATCAATCTTAATTTTATGAAAAGAACTTCGAAAGCAAAACTTCCTCTATGAGTCCTTTTGAATGCTATCAACAATATCTTGGAATTAAAAATCATTTTACTAATCCAAAATACGATTATTTCAAATATAAGAAAACAAGGGCATCAGTAACTTCATTCAATAAACGCAAAGATAAATACTGGTTTGAAAAATCCAGTCGTAAATATTCTGATAAAGAAATTGTAGACTTCTTGGTGGCAAACTTTATTGCCGCAGATAACCCACAAAGCATATGGATTGGAGAAATTATCAATTCTGGAGAAAAAAATTACCAAGAGTGGATGAGAAGACAACAGAGTTTGACTTACTTATTCAAGGAACAATCGACAGAATTGTTCTCTCAGACAAAATTAACCGATGTTTTCGATTGTTCGAGAGGTCATCCAATTCTTCTAAAAAAATTTTTAAAAAGTGAAATATCACTTGAAATACTTGTAATCTATGATATAATATTTTCATATGGTAAAGAGTTTGATAAAAAACTTTTAGACCCGGTGTGGGAAACCGTCAGTTTAAAAATTAAAAAATATAGACCCTTTATACATATTGATGTATTCCAGTATAAAAAACTTTTACGAGACATTATAAATGAGTAGTTTTTTTGATTCCGAACTTATTCAGGAAGAACTTAGAGAAATTCACGAACTGCAAGAGTTTATATACAAAAGTATTTTGACTTTTGGTATGATGTCCCGTGAAGATAAACTGGAACATATTGAAAAAATGACTCAGCTTCTTGAAAAGCAGCGTATCATGTATACGAGGCTCTCACTTTCTGATGATCCAGAAGCTGTTGAAATGAAAGAGAATCTAAGGAAGTCGGTTGCTCTGATGGGATTTCCGCCAGAGACTGATATGAGTATTCTTTTCAGTAGCATGACAAAAACCATTGAATCACTCAAAAAGTATCTTGACTAACGAGTGACTTCTTGCTATAATATCCAAGTAAATCTCCCGAATCCAAACTATCCGAGGTATCTAAAATGGGTTTTGCTGACCTTAAAAAACAATCCAAGCTTGGTTCTCTCACCGAAAAACTGGTGAAAGAAGTCGAAAAAATGAATAATTCTGGCAATTCTTCCGATGATCGTGTCTGGAAACTTGAATGTGATAAAAGCGGCAATGGTTATGCCGTCATTCGTTTCCTGCCTGCTCCTGATGGTGAAGATCTGCCATTCGTTAAAGTCTATTCTCACGCCTTCCAGGGTCCTGGTGGTTGGTTGATCGACTCTTGCCTTACCACTCTGAATCAAAAGTGCCCTATTTGTGAGCACAACTCTGGTCTCTGGAACTCCGGTATGGATTCCAATAAAGAAGTTGCGCGTAAGCAGAAGCGTAAACTGACTTATATGAGCAACATTTATGTTGTGAAAGACCCCACTAATCCTGAGAACGAGGGTAAAGTCTTTCTGTTCAAGTATGGTAAGAAAATCTTTGACAAACTCACCGAAGCAATGCAACCTGAGTTTGAAGATGAGACTCCTATCGATCCGTTTGATTTCTGGACTGGTGCCAACTTCAAACTGAAGGCAAAGAATGTTGCCGGTTATAGGAACTATGATTCCAGTGAGTTTGCCGCTCAGGGTGCTCTTCTGGATGACGATGATGCAATGGAAGCAATCTGGAAGAAGCAGTATTCTCTTTCTGAGTTTGTTTCTCCTGATCAGTTCAAGTCTTATGAAGAAATGAAGAAGCGTCTTGATTCTGTTCTTGGTGCTAAGTCTTCAACTCGTGTTGATTCTGAAGTTGAGGATGAGGATGACTATCGCGGTCCTGCTCCTTCTCTGACTGAGGATCTGCGTACCGAACTCAATAATCTTCAACCAACTCGCCGTGCAGCGGTTGATGATGATGAAGATGATGATACTCTGTCATACTTTGCAAAACTGGCATCGGATGACTGAAACTGAAATCTAAGGGTTTGATGCCCTCGTATTTTCGGTTTTAATTACCTTATCATTTACATACTGCGATGATCTATCATAGGTCATCGCTTTTCTTGTATCATTAATTGCTTGTTGTAGGTAACTTGGTTTAAGAACATATATGTTTCTTTTCTCATTATTTTTTCTCACTTCATACTCATAGTTTGAAATTCCAATAACTGGATTCAAAAGAAGTGTCGGGTTATTAGGATCAGGAATTCTAAAGTCTGAATCTACAATTTTACCTGCAGGAAGAATTAATCTAGATCTAGAATCCTTTACTTCGGTTGTTTCATAGTGATGAACTGCATTTAATTCACTTCCATAGACTTCTTCAGAATATCTGTATATGTCTCTATCAGAAAGTGGCCATTCATCTCTTACATTTACGATTCCTGCACTAATAGTAACAACCCAATCATATTGACTACTTCCATAAAGTTCTTGTGCAACAGTATCTGGTCTAGCTCCATCTTTAATTTCATACTTATTAAAGATAGTAAAAACATTCTGCAAATCATCACGAAGTTTGACTCTACGGAATATATTTTTTACCAATAAGTATTCATCAGATGATTGCCTATTGGATAAAAAAGATTGATATTCTAAATTTGGTAGTTCTCTGAAGTATGTCATTAGTATCCAGTTCCTTCTAACTTAAAGTTTCCTTGCTGGTCAACATAATCTTCATGATAAATTGGAGTGAGTTCTTGAAACGATAAGGTCATTTGCATATGAACTGGTGTAGCATCTGAATATGTTGCATAAGTTCCAGAACCAGTATAATTAACACCCATTCCTTTGAGGGCACATATTTTAAATTTATTCAGATATGGATGAGGTTGCCCCCCACTCATGTATTGAATTCTAAAGACGCTTGGGGATTTTAAGAATAATCCAGAAGCATCACCTTTTTCTAGCCCTTTCCTAGCAGCCATTTCAGATTTGAATAATCTAATAATGTCTTTGATTTCATCAGATTCTCGTTTAGAACGAGGAACCATATCAAATTGAAATTGAAAATCTGGACGTAATGCAACTCCACCAAATAGAAGTTCAATATTTTCGTTCAGAACTGCTCCGGTTTCTCTTGCTAAACTTGATTGAAACAAATCCTCATTTTGCCCTAGAACCTGTTCAACTGCTTTTGAGGCAAAAAATTGTTGAACAAGTTTTTGAGTTGTTCCTGTTCTTGCCGCATTTTTTCCTAATTGTAAGGCACTATTGGCAGAAGAAACTAACCCACCTATGGCGCTTTCTGCCTTTATGGTTCCGGCGGCAATACCCATACTAACAGTTGTTAGTGGACCCATTCTACTTTCACCCCAAGAAACTGCATTACTATCTTGAATACCTTCAGGAATAGGTAGAATTACAGTTCCTCTAATTTCTTTGGAACCACTAGTAGGATAATTGGCAGTATCTGAACTTGGTTGTGCAAAGGATTGCAATGAAGTATTTAATCCAGGTGGAATATAATCTAAAATTTCAATTTTTAGATAATCATCTGATTTATCAATATTTTTAAATGGGTAACGAAATATTTTTGAAGGTGAGGAATTTCCACTCGCAGCATTTTTGTATGCTTGAGTAACCGCATTCTGAGTTGCTGATGATAACTGAGATGGAAAAGCCATTTATAGTTTTTAGTTATTTATCTTGATTTGTCCGAAAGGTATTCTTCTCAAATCACCAACCTCATTTTTATCCACAATATGTAGAGGTCCAATTACTTCTTCAAAGGTATATTGCCTCTGTTCTCCCCAATGAAAGTTAATACCACTAAACCCCCAAGAATAAACATTTGTAACAGCAACCAAAGGGTGTGCATCATATCTTACACGAGGAGTCTTTGGTCTATAAACAAAAGTATAAAACTTACCTGCCTTTGGAGAAGTAGTTGTTTGCTTCAATACATCAAGTATTTCCAACATCAAATCGTCAGCATCTTCTGTTCCATATAAGTTTTT